TGTGGAGCATAAAGATTGAAATACTGCATCGTAAGTTAGTAAATCGAACTTATATTCACTTCCAAAAGAATCAATTAATAATTTCTTAATCTTTTCTCGAAATGATTTGAATCTACTTCCATTTTCATGGAAAAAGGATTCACGTAAGACCGAATTAACCATAGCTTCAGTTTGTTCTATTTCATTCAATTCGGAACTTGGTAATCTCCATTCTAACGTTTTATACAAAGAATCTAGATCTAGTGGTGCAACCACTCTATTTAGAACACTGTGATAAACAAAATTTCTCTTCAAAAATCCGATCTGATCTGGGCGCAAATAGGTTTCAAACACATCAGTCTTTTGGGAGTTAGTAAATGTCATACTGGTCTGATTGTTGACAAAGTCAGCAAATGTTATATTGTTAAAATCACAAGCAATATCATCTTTCAAGGCTGCCAAGCAATCATCTCCGTAAGTGACAGGTAACACCTGATCAAAAAAATCATCTCTGTCTGTTATGGTTATATAGCCATAAACGAAGAGAATCAAATTTCGTAATGAATTATCTTCTGCAGTTGCATATTTGCCACTAAGCTGTAATCCCGGGGCGACAAATATGTCACCAAGCATTTCCACCACTGGCATCATATTATCTCCCAACAATCCTTTAACTATCTGGATGTGGTGAGATTCGTATCCAAAATGCTGTAACAACATAATGATCAAATGATTGGCAGCCTGACCAACCTCGTAGGGCATGGTAAGATCATAGCCTCCATAGTCACCTTCAACAAATTTTTTACCAAATATAGTCAACCTCGTGAACAATGTATGTGCATCTCTATGCATGTCTACTCCGATTGCGGTATAGAAGCATTCACTATATTCTATCATGAGCGTAAAGAAGGGTGATAGAAACATCCTCATAACAATTAATTGGGCGAGGGGTGTGGAGAAAAACACCCTTGTCTTACCAAGTACAGCTTTTTTAGAATCTCTAGGTTCGTCTTTCAGTTGGGCCTTGAACACAGGGTGATTGGATAAACCTTGCTCGTATTTCGCTATGATAGCGGATACTTCTCTTAATATATCATCACTCATTTCATCATAAACATAATTGTTTTCCAAGTAATGTCGCTCTGCATAGTCACTCTTCTTTCCAGGAGTGCCAAATCCTGCTGCCTTAGACATACCAATACGCCGCAGAAAGATGTCGTGATGAACGCCATTAACTGCGACTTCCAAGTCCAATGGGCGAATCTTTGGAATATTATGAGCGCTCAGATTGTGTGAAATCTGTTTAAAAATAATATCAACACATCTAAACACTCGTGCCCTCAGTAGTGGTTTTTTCCACGCTGCCATCTTACGGATTGCTATATTGTATGGTGACACCCAAACTCCAGAACGTACACCTGGAGACATAATAGGGGGAACATATTTAGTCTGCCTTACATGGCCAAACTCCTCAAAGAAAAGCTCATCCAAATGTTTTGAATATGGAGTCCTAACTAGCTTACTTTTTTGTCTCACGGAAACATCAGAATGTTTACCGTAATACATAAGACATCCCAAGTCCTCATAAAAAACAGGACTCTTGAAATGGGGCTCTGATCCATAGAGCATACCGCTTTCACTCGCGATTGATGCTAAATTGATTTGTGTCACCTTTTCAATACCATCCTCCAATTCACCCCTCGTGATTTGAATAGCAAAAGCTGATCGAGTCTTAGAGACACCAGCTGAATGCAAGCCGACGATACAGCTACCGCTATCTCGCTTTGCAACAACAGGTAAGCCACACATTCCTCTAGAGTGGTTCTCCCACTCATAGGAAATAATATCGTTGACTTTGATCTCTCCGATATGTTTATCCTCAATTGTCATTTTATCTGTAAAATAATGAACAATAACAGGATCACTAGCTATGTATCCATCTGCATTCTTGAAGTGAACGATATCTCTAGGAAAATGTTTGATTATGTCTTTGAATTGAACACATGCCAATTGTACTATCGCTATGTCCGGCTTGACGTGAATAATGTCGCAGGGTCTTAAAACTGTTGTAAAGACGGCTTGGTCAGCCAACATACCCTTCGCGGAAACGTTTACCTTAACACCTTCAGAATAATCTCCTAATGAATGTGTGTTTATCAAAGCGAAATTACCGCTCACGCCTAAACAAAAAGTCTTG